AACTCTCACTGTATAATTGCCAGAATTGTAAGGTGCTGCTCCTCCTAAAATTTCTTGATTTACATTTCCCGGTCCAAAATGTTGTTGAGCTAACATTAAGCCAGGATTATTTCCTGCAGTCCATGCAGAACCAGATTGAATACCCAACCAAGCAACATTATCAGAAGAACTGTAACTTCTAAGAAGAATTTTATTTAATATTTGATTATTCCCTACAGTGAACGTAAAGTAATCATTATTTCCAGGGCCGCCGCCTACTACAGATGCAATAACTAAGCCGTTACCGTCATTTAAAGTTACAACAGTTGGTGAACCTGCAGAATTAGACAGAGGTCCATCTATGCTTTCATTCCAAATAGTATATACTGAATTTGTGGTTGTAGGGGTAGGAGTAGGTGTTCTGGTTTGTGTAGATGTTGGAGTTTCTGTAGGTGTGTTGGTTGGTGTCTCTGTAGGTGTAGGAGTAATTGTTGGTGTTACTGAAATTGTTGGAGTAACAGATGGTGTTACTGTTTCTGTAGGAGTAATAGAAGGTGTGACAGTATTAGTAGGAGTTACAGAAGGAGTTACGGTTGGGGTATTGGTCTGTGTAGGTGTTTGTGTTATAGAAGGTGTGTTTGGTATGATCAATAAATCTCCTAAATACGTATTATCAATATTACGGCCTCTCCATTTGTTTGCAGGTATACCGAATGCAGAGGTTTGAAGATCGTTTTCAGCAAATACAGAAAAACCACCTATATTATCATCACATACTCTTGATATTGTCATAATAATTTCCCACCCTACAAAATTAATATATTTTAGCTTACATGAAGTGATTGTTGAGTTAGGTAAATTAAATGATGAGAGAGGAGGATTATAATAAGCATCCCAACTAATAAAATTAGAATCTGTAAATTTTCCTGCAAATGGAATTGTATCGCTAATAGGGTAATAAATTATGCCTTTACCATTATAACCATTACAGTTAAAAACAGAAGTTATATTTTGAACTAATAAGCTATTCGAATCTATACTTAAAAACGTATACTGAGTCTGTGTTGGAGTTTGAGTAATTGTTTGTGTTGGGGTTGTAGTCTGTGTTGGTGTATTGGTCTGTGTTGGAGTTTGAGTAATAGTTTGTGTGGGTGTAATAGTTTGAGTAGGTGTATTTGTAGGTGTAGATGATTGTGTAGGTGTGTTTGTTGGTGTAATTGATTGTGTAGGTGTGTTTGTTGGTGTAATTGATTGTGTAGGTGTGTTTGTTGGGGTAGATGTATTTGTAATAGTTTGAGTAGGTGTTGGAGTAGGTGTATTGCTGGTTGGTGTTATTGTGGGTGTAACAGAAGGCGTTGGTGTGTTGGTTGGTGTTTGTGTTGTTGTCGGTGTATGAGTAGATGTACATGTATTTGTCTGTGTTGGTGTTGGTGTTTTTGTAGGTGTACGAGTAGGAGTTGCCCCTGGAGTTGCCGGTGGTGTCGTTGTTGGTGTAGGTGTTAGACTCGAAGGCGTTACTTGTATTATATTTAAATTTTGAAGTTGACTGGCATTAAGTTCTAATAAACCACTTTTACCAGTATTATAATAAAGAATACCATCAATCTCTACAAGATTTAAATTCGAATAGGGTGGCCTGTTTGGTAATACAATATTCATTAGCCATTTACATCTATTAATGCATCAAGTTTTGTTAAAAATTCTCTTCCAAGTAGTACAGGGGTTTCGTTCTTGCTTCTATCTGCTAATGAAAATTTTATCTTATTATAGGTTTTGTTTTTAAATTTTATATCAAACTCAACAACAGGCCTATCTTCATTAACACCCGATCCTATATGTATTACTATACTATCAATAATAGGTTTTGTTACTTTAATATTTTTCTCTGTAGTTGTAAATTCAACTTCGTTATTGTTTATTTTTACATCTCTTGCATCCAATACATTATATGCACTATTGCCTGAATCAGCCATACTTTTAACTGTACCGACTGTATCTAGAGTAATGTCATCTATTAAATCAAGTACATTTTTTTCTTTACAGTAATTAAAGAATGACTTCACCAAATTATTTATGATTTTTTAGTATTATATGGATACTTTGAAGGTTTTTCTATATAATCATCAAGATGTTCAGAAAATAGCTTTATTTGTTCTAATAGTAGTTTCTTATCTATACCAGTTAATTTTTTAGATCTCTCATACAAATCCAATATAAAATCCGAGCTTAGCTTTATGTACATTACTCCTTCCTTTAGCTGCTGTTTTCTGTAGAATTTCACTTAAGTACTTAAGTGAAAAGTTTATAAAGCTACTTTTTTACCGGAACACAATTTGGTACTTGTTTTCCACCTTTATTCTTCATGCCTACCATAGTATAACCCTTCCAGCATACCCCGCGCGGAGCTTTCTTTTTTTCCAATATTGATTTAACTAAATTGTTAAAATTGCTCATTCACCAGTCCTTACATGCCTGATATCTCGGCGTACCGGGTTTAGCTGAGCTGCATTTATGACGAGCTCTGAAGGATTTCTTTCTTTTTGTATTTCCAGATTTTCCGGTAACCCTAACCCCTGCTTGACCCCAATGTATTCTCTTGTATCCGGAACCAGATTTCACACATTTCATCCATTTTTTACCCGGCCTTGTGGAGCTTGCTTTTTGTGTAGATTTAGTACATCTTGCAGATTTTTCTTCTAAAACCTTTATCTCACTATTTAATGATTCGGCAAAAAGACCGGAAAAATTTTTCATCTGTAATAAATATTTATATGTTAAAGAAGGATATTTTTGATCTTAATAATGCATATCTTCAAGTTTTAACAGAAGGCACTGTTGATCTAGGACCACAAGCTGACAGTCAACAAGGTCTTACACCAGTTATACAAACAGTTATTAAACCACCCATGCATAACAAAAAAGACAATGATGAATCTTGTGAGGACTGCAGTGGAACATGCGGGTGCGATAATAATGCAGATACGGACAAGGATGAGATAGAGATGTCAAAAAATGAACTTTACAATACAATTAGTCATGCTGTTAGTCTGTATAATAAACTCGATTCTGTTAATAACTTAGAGGCGTGGGTAAGAGCAAAAATTACTAAAGCTGCAGATTATTTAAATTCTATTAAACACTATTTAGACCATGAAGAAATGCCTCACCAAGAACAAAACGAGGAGCAAGAACTTTCATTAGCTTTTGATAGAGGCTCGGTAGACTTACTCTCGCAAATCAAAACAATTTTATCTAAAGAAAGTAAAGAGAGTTTAGAAAAAATATTGTTTGAAGTTGTAGAGCTTATTGAAAAAAAATCTTAATTAGTATTTCATTCTTCCAACAGTTAACTGATTGTCAACTTGATACGGCGGATTTAAGAATACATCATTAAATTCTTTATCTCTATCTTTTATTAGTTCCTTAGTAAGAAAAGGACTTTCATCAGATTCCTCTTTATCTATTAAATGTTTGTCAAATATTTTTTTAATAGTATCAAAATTCTTAACATATAATCTTTTAATTAACGTCATTTTTTGTTTGTCTGATAATGTACTATAAAGCATTCTCAGCTCCGAAGCATTTTTTATATCTTTACCAAAAATTTCTTTACCAAACGAAAGAGTAGGAAACAAATATATATAACCATGTTTCTCAAATGGCTGTAAATTGCTAGGATCATAATCCTGAAAATATGAAGGTGTACCATCTTTTTTTACTCTTGTAAACAATGATTTTTTAGCGGAATCTAATTTTTCTTTTTCGCTCGCCACAAAAACTACTTTATCAGTCTTAGGGTTATAGTTTTTTAAAATTTCTTCTGATCTAAAGGGCGATTTTACTTCTACTACTTTGTTTGGATCAATTCCTGTAGACGAAATTATTAATTTTTTTTCTTCTGCAGTAAATGGTCTTTCTTCTGTATAACCTGTAATAGCTATATAAGTTTCAGCGTCTGGAAATGTTTTTTGAATGTTATCAAAAATACTTTTATGACCGATATGAAAAGGGTGAAAGCCGCCAGGAAATATAACTATTGTTTTGCCAGTTTTCTCAAAAACTAAATGTTTTGATAATAGTTTTTCAAAAACCAAATCAAATTTCATTTGTTTATGTCAACGTCAGGGTCGTATTTTCTAATTAAAGTAAGTAATTGAGATAAAACTTCTTTTGAATTATCTGGATTAACATCTGGTAATTCTAGAATTGTATCAGTATCTGTAGTATCAGGCTTAATAACTAAAGCTTTTTTTAATAATCTAACCAACATCGCCTCACCTTCTGAAGTAAGAGGTGTTGCTGCTTGTGCAGGTTGCTCAGGAGCGGGTGCCGGTGGCATAGCTGCATCTTGCTGTGCAGGTTGGGCAGGTGGTAATGCTGAAGCAGGTGGTTCTTGTTCGAGCAACGTCTTGTAAAAATTATTAAGAGTGTTATTAAATTTCATTTTATTGTGTTTGCAACAGTTTTAATTTTATTTGCTAATTTACTTATTAATGTACCGTATGCTTTCTCCATATCTTTTTGAGGGTTACTGAACATGCCGCCTTTTGCAGTATCACCAGCAAGCGTCTTTACCAATGCAATTTCAGTAGGATTTATAGGCGCACCCAAAAAACCCTTCATTGCAAAGTTTTCTGCGTTTTCCTCTGTCTCGCCTTCCGTGTCTTCCTCTCCCCGAGGGCCAAAGATATCAACAACTAAATTACCATCCTCATCCATATCAAGAATGTTATAACCGTTAGGATGTTTTCTCATTAAACAAAAGCATTTTTTATTTGACGTTGGGTGCGTATAGCTATGTGCAATATCAAATTCATCAGCTATATCCCTCTCTTTATCACATGTCTCACATTCTTCTGTTTTTTTAGGTAGAGCATCATGTGGAGCATCCAGATTATGATTTTCGTATAAATTGTTTAATAGACTTAAAAACTTACTCACATATATATTTATTATCTTAAAAGCAGTTGTTTTGATTTTATATTGTCAAAATATACATTTGATAAGAATGTTAACCCGTATTTCTTGGAAAACATACGGATTTTTTGAAAAGTAAACCTTTCGAAGTTAAATTTCTCCGAAAAAGCTTTAATTCTATACAATATTTCAATACCTTTTGCATCATTTTTTTTCCAGCTATAGTTAAAATAATTAAACGAGATACTTGTTATAAAGATTTTAACAGGCAAAATTTTACTTACTTTACGTAATAGTAGTTCAAAAAACATAAGCAATTCTTCTTCATGTATATATTTGTTTAAATCTGTTTTAGGCAACAAACATGTATTGAAATAGATTATTATTTTTTCTCTTTGTTTATTATGAAGTATTTCCTCACATAGATTAAAGATAATATTATGATAAATCAGCTTTTTAATATCTTTATTCTTAAGACTTATGTTATTAATCTTGTACTGATCACAGTGATCAAAAAAACTCTTTATAAATTTGTCACAGTAAATTTTTTCGAAATTTATGATTTGCAAATTATATTGAGGGAGATGCAAAATATTTCCCATACTTTAATATAAAAGAAATATTAATTTATTCAACACTTTCTCTAAATTTTGCTGGTGGGGTACCAATTCGGACGTTAATAATTCCATTATAATAATCCTCTCTTAGCAGTACATCCTTATTAAGCTGTTCTTTAATTTCAAAGTACGCCAATTCCCACTTAGAAGAACAAGCCCTTAAAATTTTAAATGTAAAGTTTTCTTTACCGTATTTTTCAATATCTAAATTTAAATCATTAGACGAACTGGTATATGTTTTCCAATCCGATTCTTTTTGTGAAATTCTATTTCTAGTTTTACCCTTCAAAGGTTTTTTCTTTATTCTAGATTTACATTGTTTTTTACCAATATATTTTTTATTAGTTATATTATTTGTAATTTCGTAAATAAAACCAAAAGTATTTTCATCTATAACCACGTCACTACTAAGTACCCAGTGTCCTATGTCCATTAAAGTGTTTTTATAAGTGGTCGTCTAAAAAGTTTCTTTTTTTTACCACCTAAAATTACTGCTCTTCGGAAATCTCCTTTATTATATTCATCAGTCCCGGGTGTACCTGAAGCATTATTTTGCCAAGATGATGTTTGAAAAGTACCTAATGACCCACCAGAACCTGCAGTATTACCGTCTACGGGTGGTAAGTTTTCTAAAATTTTATTTACTAAATTGTCAAAATTGCTCACTTTAATTATTTATAACATATTATATAATTTAAATATGGAACTTGACATAAAAAAGATTTTAATAGAAATAGAAAAAGATGTGGTAATAGACGAGCTTAATATAAAAGAGGTTCAGTTTAAATTGCCATCACTTAAACACAAGTATGTTGGGTTATTAGTGAGAGCAAAGATAACGTTAGCTGAAAAAAATAAAGAACTTGAAACTACTAAAAAATCCGTTGTAGATCAATTGAAAGAAAAAAGCCATGTGAAGTTATCACCTAATACTCTATCTGAAGCTGCAAATGATGTGGGCAGTATAAAAAAGCTTAAAGAAGAAATTGAACAGCTTGAACTACTAATAACGTTGCTTGAAAAAACAGAAAAGACTCTCTCATCAATGACTTATGATATAAAGAATATAATAGAGATTCAAAAATTAGAAACTACATGATTAAAATAGATTTTGATAAAAAGAAAAATAAAGCAATACTTTCAGGCGATTATTTTAACGAAATAAGAGAACATTTTTCAGTAAAAAATAAAGCTGCTGTCTTTCTAAGAAGGTATTCTCGCTATATACCTTCCCGAACATATAGTATTACCCCTACCGGTAGATTTGACCCGTGTTTAACTAACGAAATTCAAAAATATATTGTATCCCAGCAATTTAATACAGATATACAGATAGATGAAGAGATTTATAAAATAATTAAACCTTCGAAATTTCAGTGGCAAACATTAACAAATTATAATACTAAGCCTTATAAATTAAATCTAGAGTTACGGGATTATCAGCTAGAAATTGTAGAGGAGTGTCTTAAGACAGGGCGAGGAACAGTAGTATTAGCTACTGCGGGTGGCAAAACTCTTGTCATGGCATCTTTATTATCTACTATATATTCTTTTAATAAAAAATTTAAATGCCTTTTAATTGTACCTGATAGGAGCTTAGCAGAACAAACATACAAGGATTTTCTACAATACAATGTTCCTTTTTCTCATTCTAAATGGACAGGCGATGACAAATTAAATCTTACAACAAATATTGTTATAGCTAATTTAGGTATATTGCAAAGCAAAAATTCCAATATTAGTTGGTTAGAAAATATTGATATGCTAGTGGTGGATGAGGTTCATAAAATACGTAAAGGTAATGAAATTAATAAGCTTTTAAAAATCATTAAAACAAATATAAAATTTGGGTTTACCGGCACATTACCTGAGGATAAAGAAGATCAATGGAACATAATCGGTAAAATAGGGCCTATTATTTATGAAAAAAACAGTTATGAATTAAGAACAGAAAATTATGTAAGTAATGCAAAAGTACAAATGCTAAACCTCTTCTATAATAGCGCGCCAAAAAGACAAGGCGCTACTTTTAACCCTGCCGATTTTTATAAAAAAGAATTAGATTTTATAATAGAGAATGATTTTAGAAATACTCTTATTGCAAAATTAATTAGTAAGCTTGACAATAATTCACTCATATTAGTAGATTTTATTAAGCATGGTGAAATACTCGAATCTGTATTAAGTAAAATATGTACTGACAAGAAAGTTTATTTTATTCGTGGAGAAGTAGAGGTAGAGGAAAGGGAGAAAATAAAAAATATTATGGAAAATAGCAATAACGTTGTAGTAGTAGCTATTTCGAAGATATTTTCTACAGGTATTAATGTAAAAAATTTACATTATATTGTTTTTGCAGGTGGTGGTAAAGCTAAAATAAAAACTGTTCAGTCAATAGGCAGAGGTTTACGCTTGCATATCAACAAAGATAAGCTTATAATATTCGACATATCAGATCAACTGTATTACGGTATACAGCACACCAACAAAAGAAAACAAATTTATGAAAAAGAAAAAATTAGCTATCAAACAAGAGACTTCACCGAAAAGTATTAAACCAAGGAAAAACAGTAAAAAGGATAAACCCTTTTACGTCAATCCTAAAGAGTTTGAAGATGAGATAGTCGTTTATTATAAGGGCGGTACTATATCTCAAAAACTTGGTGAGTCGATAACAAAAATTGCACACGGATTAAGCTATGCACCTAACTTTATTAATTATACGTACAAGGATGATATGGTGGGCGATGCAATAGTAAAAATGTTTTCTGCCTTAAAAAATAAAAAATTTAAAATTAATAGCGGTTTTAGTCCCTTCAGCTATTTTACAACTATTGCATTTCATGCATTTATTAATAGAATTAAAAAAGAGAAAAAACATCACGAAGCTATTAACGATTATAAAGAAAAAGTGTACACCGATTTACTGCATTCTTCACCTGACGGGGCAAAAATTTATATTAAGCCGAATGATGATTCTGATGATGGTAATGATGTTTTCGCGAATCTAAATGGTTAAGATTAATAATAAAAAAATATGTTGTTTTTCTGATGTACATATAGGTGTGCATCAGAATAATGTGTTTTGGTATAATGTTGCGGAGAATTTTTTCTCTTGGCTTAGTAAGACTTTAAAAGAAAAAAATATTGAAGATATCATTATTTGCGGCGACCTATTTCATTATAGAGATGAAATATCGGTCAATACGTTGCATCTAGCATCTCAGCTTTTGGAAAAATTAAAAGATTTTAATGTTATAATGCTTGTAGGTAATCACGATGCTTACTATAAGGATCGTTCTGATATTAATTCTCTCACACCCTTTAATTCTTGGCCTAATATTAAAGTTATACCTCAAGTACTTGCTTCGAGAAATTTTAATAAAAATCTAGTGTTTGTTCCTTGGGGCACAGAATTAAAGCATATACCACAATCCGATATAATGTTTGGTCATTTTGAAATTGAATCATTCAAAATGAATAGTAGTAAAATATGCGACCACGGAACTAAAGCATCCGATTTGCTCGATAAGTCTAAACTTGTTATATCAGGGCATTTTCACCTAAAAGATGAAAGAACCTATTCTAGCGGCACTATTTTATATTTGGGTTCTCCCTATCAAATGGATTTTGGTGATGTAGATAGTCATAAAGGGATACATCTTCTAGATCTTGAAACCCTAAAATACGAATTCATAGAAAACCCAACATATCCTATGCATAAACGTGTTTTACTTTCTGATCTTGTAAAAGAAAACGGTATAACAGATGCAGTTAAAGATAGTTTTAATAATAATATAGTTAAATTTATCGTAGATAAAAATATAACTGCTGATGAAATTGACTTTTTATTAAAAAAATTATCTACATTAAAGCCTGTCTCTATTAATGTTGATTATGCTGCGAACTTTAACAAATTTAATATTAATAACGATAGTAATTGTGATTTATCCGGTGTAGATATACCCAAAGCAATAGAAGAATTTGTAAACATGCTTGATCTTAACAATAAAAAAGAAATAATAGATTATACAATAGAGCTATTTAAAAAATTAAAATGAAAAAAATTATTTTCAAAAAAATATCTATTAAAAATTTTCTATCTGTAGGAAGTACACCAGTAGTTATTGATTTTAAAACCGGTCTTCATATTATTACAGGTCTTAACCGCGATAAAGAAGATAGAAGAAACGGGGTAGGCAAATCAACAGTTGCGGATGCTATATACTTTGCAATTTTCGGTCAAACGTTACGCGAACTTAAGAAAGAACATATAATCAACAACACCAATAGAGAAAATTGTGAGATTTCTTTAGAATTTTCAATTGAAGATTACAACAAAAAGGATGAATATCAAATTATTAGAATGCTAGAACCTTCTCGTTGCTATATATACATAAATGGCGAGGACAAGACAAGAGATAGTATTTCAAATACCTCCAATTTTATCTTAGAAAAAATTAATTGTTCTGAGGAAATATTTCAAAATTGCGTAATAATGACTGTCAACAACACAACACCTTTCATGGCTAAGAAAAAGGTAGAAAAGAGAAAATTTATTGAAGGTATTTTTAATTTAGAAATTTTTAGTACAATGCTACAAAAATTAAGAGACGAATATAATGATATAAAGAAAACATTTGATATTGAATCTGCTAAATTTACTGAAATTGAGAATAGTCTTAATATACAGACACTTGCAAAAGATAATTATATTAAAGAGAGAGATATTAAGAAAGAAAAATATTTTACAAGACAAAAAAGCAATAACAAGGAACTCGAATTATTAGAAAAAAAATTATCTGAATTTATTAAAATAGATATTAGTCAAATCGAAAAAGATATTAAAACACTTGAAGGTAAATCTGAAAAAATAGATTCCGATATAAAGATATTAAGAGATAATACCTCATCACTCAAGACACAGATTAATTTAAAGGAGCAAACCTTTAGAAATATTGGAACAGATAAAGATATATGCCCAACATGCTTACGCTCTTTAGATGATAAAGATAAAAACCATATTAAAGAGGAAAAGACTAAAATAAAAAATGAGATTAGTGTTTTTCAAAAACAAATTTCTGAAAACATAAAACAAGAAGAAAAATCAGCTGAACTAGAGCTCAAGCTAGTTAAAGCTATTGAGACATTAAAGAACAAAATTAATAATTTTAAGTTAGAAGAGAAAGAAAAAGAAAATGTTAAGAACAGAATAGTGCAGTTAAAAGCATGGCAAAAAGAACTAGAAGTAGATTTAGCTGAGCTTAGTAAAACAGATAATCAACACGATAAAATTATACAAGAAATTACTGACCGTATGAATGCATTGAGAGAGACACTAGAAAAGACAAAAGTACATCTGAATATGCTCGATGCAGTTAAATTTGTTCTATCTGAAGAAGGGGTTAAATCATATATAGTTAAGAAAATATTACAACTTTTTAATAGTAAACTTGCTTATTATTTGAAAAAAATGGATGCAAATTGTATCTGTGTTTTTAATGAATATTTTGAGGAAGAGATAATAGATGAAAAAGGCAAGCCATGTTCATATTTTAATTTTAGTGGAGCTGAGAGAAAGAATATAGATCTAGCTTGCTTGTTTGCATTTATGGATATTAGACGTTTACAGGGTAATATTGCATTTAATTTTAGTGTATATGACGAATTATTTGACTCCTCATTAGATGAAAAAGGTGTCGAATTAGTTCTTGGTATATTGAAGGAAAGAATTGAGAAATATAATGAATGTATTATGGTTATTAGTCATAGAAAAGAAAGCGTCAAGTTTGCTACAGGTGATATTATATTTCTAGAGAAAAAGAATGGCATTACAAAGAGAATAGAATTTAGCGAATATTAGTCTATTCTATCGTAATCAATATCATAACCACCGCCAGGTGCTTCACCAAACCCCGCGTACGTATTTACAAATTCCTGATCATCCGCTGCATCCTCTAATGCATCTCTTTCTTCTTGCGTAGGCGCTTCACCCGTACCAACACCAGCTTCAGGCTCAGCTTGAGGCGCTACTTCTTTTTCTGATAATACCCCAGCTTTTAATAATGCATCCACAACCTGAGTATTTTTTACTTTTTTAATTTTCTTAGCATTATCTAGACCAGGAGTATCATTATAATCGTTAACAATTTGATTTATAAGCGATAAAATTTCTTTTGCAGGAACATCTTCTTCTGGCAGGCCATTCTTTACAATTTTTAAAATAGGATCTGATACAGGTTTAGATTTATCTACTTCATATACTGAAACGGGTGCTGCTTTTTTAGCTTTAACAGCACTAATACGCTCGGCTTTTCTCTGTACACCAGTCTTTTTCAACCCACCCGTCGTTTTAGTTGCTTTTAAAACATAGTCAAGAACAATTCTTACAGTAAAGCTAGCATTTGTTTTCGACATACCGAAAGTTTGTGCAAATTCTGGAGTTACTTCTCTTTCAAAAGTTTTTGGATCACCGGGGTAATGTAGTATTGTCTTTCCATCCACCTCTTTCTTCTCAGGCATTTTAGAGATTAAAAATCTTGCCATATTTTTTGCTGCGTCTTCTAAAGAAACACCGGCTTTTGCTGCATAACCTTCAATAGCACCCTGACCGTAACCCTTACCTAAACCTGGCAATGTTTTCTTTACTACAGGCTCTGAATATATGTCACCCGACATATCAATAGGCGGAGCTTCATTTAAAATAACGTTGTTTTTAACATATGCTTCAAATATAAGCTTACTATCCCTATCTTTCATGTTGAATTATTTATAGTTGATAGTAATATATTTTTATGGTTTCTCCGTTTGTCTCGCCGTTTGCTCCCTCCCCTTTCGCTAATACACACGCACCTTTTACACCCGCAATGATGCCACAACAGGAATTACCACAGGTACCACCAGAAGCAAACTTACCGAGAGCTATCAATTATCTTGCTGATTATAGTGGTTGCGGTTTCTGGAGGTTAATATGGCCCGGTCATTTGTTGTGTGCACACCAAAAAGCTATAGTTCACAAATCAACTGTTATGTGTTTTGATCCAAGATGGTACGGTAACACAAAAGCAATCAGAATACAAAGACAAGCAACTAATCATCAGAGACAGTTTTATGAATTCCTAAAGCAATTGAGCAGTCAAATTGGTTTTAGACTAATTTATGAAATTGATGATATTATGTTTCACGAAGATATTCCTGAATATAATAAATTTAAACCTGCATTTAAAAATGATGAAATAAGAAATAATGCTATCGCAATGATGCAAATGTCAGATGAAATTACTGTTACTTGCGATTTTATGAAGCAGTATTATATGGAGAAAACAGGGAATAAAAATATTACTGTTATACCAAATTACCCACCTAAATGGTGGATGGGCCATTTCTTCAATGAGAAGAAAATTAGCCGTGATTACGATACCCACAGAAATAAACCTCGTATTCTATATGCTGGTTCTGGTGCACATTTTGATGTTGATAATAGAGTTAATCAAGAAGATGATTTTAGGCATGTATTGCAGGCAATAGTTAACACTAAAGACAAGTATCAATGGGTTTTTCTCGGCGCGTTTCCTCTTGCACTAAAACCATTTGTTATGAATGGTTCGTTTGAATACCATCCCTGGGAAATGCTTTATAAATACCCCGAAAAAATTTATAACCTCAACATCAATATGATGGTTGCTCCTTTACAGGACAATACTTTTAATAAAGCAAAGAGTGATTTGAAATATATAGAAGCTTGTAGTTATGGTCTGCCTATTGCATGTCAGGACTTGGTAACATATTCTAATGCACCTATTAAATTTAACACCGGAGAAGAAATGATTCAGCGAATTGACGAGACTCTTGAAAAGAAATCAAGATATATGACTATATGTCAACAGGCTAGAAGTTATGCAGAAACAAGATGGCTTGAAAATGATGACAACATAAACAAATATCTTGAGCTTTATACATTACCGCATGGTCATCGTGATAGGGTTTTGTTAAATAGTGTTAATGGCTTGTAATTGTTAATAGTGCTTTTATAATAATTTTGTGTATAGAAATGCTGTTTATTTGCCTAAAAATGAATGTATACGTGTGTATACATGGGACAGTAATGGCAGCAGAACATTTTTCGATGCTACATATAGACCATATCTGTTTATAGAGAGCAATGGTACTTCCGATATTAAATCGATTTTTAATACAAACCTAAAAAAGATAAATTTTAAAACTCAATATGATCGTAATGAATATATAAAAAGAGGAGCAACTCGTATTTTTGAGAATACACCACCAGTACAACAATACTTAATTGATTCATATTGGGAGAAGAACGAAGACAAAGATTTTAGTAACCAGCCATTAAAACTCTGTTTACTTGACATCGAGACATATAGCCCGGATGAATTTCCTAAGCCTGAGGAAGCAACCCATGTTATTAATATTATTACAGTCTATGATTCAATTCAAAATCATTATTATACTTGGGGGTTAAAATCATATTCAAAAAAAGAACCCAACGTTACGTATATTAAATGCAACACAGAAGAAGAATTGCTTAAAAAATTTATAAAATATATTGAATTGGATCATCCCGATATTCTCTCAGGTTGGAATTGTGAATTTTTTGATATACCTTATATTATTAATAGAATAAAAAGAATATTGGGTGATGAAGAAGTTTTAAGATTATCTCCGGTTTTAAAATTATATCCTAGAAGTATAAGAGGGAAGTATGGTCATGAACAAGTTAGGTGGCATATAGAAGGTATTTCTGTAATTGATTATCTTGACGTATATAAAAGATTTTGTATGGTTCAGAGAGAAAATTACAAATTAGATAATATTGCGCAGATAGAGCTTGGGGAATCTAAGGTTGATTACGGCGATACAAATTTGTCATCCTTAGCGGATGAAAATTGGGAACTTTTTGTTGATTATAATATACAAGACGTCAAAATTTTAGTTAAATTAGAAGATAAACTAAGATATCTCGAACTATTGAGAATGCTAGCATACACCGGTCTTACAACTTTTGAAGCTGCAATGGGGTCGCTCTCTGTTATTACTGGCGCCACTGCAATCAGAGCAAGATACAGGCAACAAAGAATACCAACATTTATAAGAAATGAAGATAAGACACAAAAAAATCCTGGTGCTTATGTAAGTGAACCACAGCAGGGGTTTCAAGAACACATAGTTTCGTTTGATGCAAATAGTCTATACCCTAACACGATGATTTCTTTAAATTTATCACCTGAAACTAAAATGGGTAAAATAGAAAACATTGACAAGGAAACTGGTAATATAGTTTTTAGAGACGTAAACGGTACAACATATAATTTAACAAAAGAAAATTTCGCACAGTTAGTTAAAAAAGAAGAGCTCTCTATTTCACGCTCTAAAGTTTTATTTTCACAGAAGAAAAAAGGTATTATACCTGAAATAGTTGACAGATATTATTCACAACGTGTCGAAATTAAGCACGAGCTTAAGAAACTAAAGAAAACTCTCACCACTCTAACCAAAGGCACCCCTGAATATAAAGCAATATTACTTGAAACTAACCGTCTTAATATTAAACAGCATACTATAAAAATTTTTATTAATACTATTTACGGTTATTTTGGCAACAAACATGCTCCTATAGGTGATGATGACCTAGCTTCATCCATAACGCTTACCGGGCAAGCAGTAATTAAGCAATGCAATGATTTGGCGCGATCTTTCATAAAAAATAAACTCAATAATATCGACTTACAGAATGACCCTGTCATATACAATGATACTGACAGTGTTTATATTACATTAAATGAACTGGTAAAATCAAATAAAATAAATGTTTTGGATAAAAAGGGTAATATTACTAGAGAATATCACGACGTTGTTGAAGAGCTTGAGAATTTTCTTAATAAAAATATTACAACGTGGGGGACATCTACCTTAAATTCTAAGGATTGTAGATTTGTTTTTAAGAGAGAAGCAATTTCGGATGTTGGGTTATTCTTGCAGAAGAAAAGATATATTTTACGCCTTCTAGATGAAGAGGGTATACCTTGTAACAAATTTAAATATACAGGTGTTGAAGTTGTAAGGACAACTATGCCTACTCCTATTAAACCACATGTCAAAAAAATTATACAAGCCATGCTTCTTACTAAAAGTCAGGTAGAAACAAATAAAATTTTAAATGAAGTATATGAAAAGTTTAAAGAACTGCCTCTTGAGGATATAACTTTTGTTTCCGGTATTAAAAACTATGAAAAATATGCTGCACAATGTGATAATTTTAAAGTAGTGAAAGGCATGCCTAATCATGTTAAAGCTGCATATTATTATAACTTTTTACTTAGAAAGCTAAACATAGAAAAGAAATATGAAAGTATAAATTCAGGTGATAAGATAAGATTTTTTTATGTACGTAAACCTAACCCATACGGTCTTTCATCAGTAGCGTTTAAATATTATTATCCTAAAGAATTTTCAAGCATATTTGAACCTGACTATGAACTCATGTTTAATAAAATTATTTTTAGCGGTATTGAAAGACTTTATGATGCAGTCAAATGGAAGGCTATTGAGCCTGGCAAACAAGTACAATGCGATTTATTTGAACTTTTAGCTTGATTTATATATTTGATATAATAAAATTATTTTATGAGCAAAAATACAAAAACAGTTTCGACATTCGTAGATCATATCGGTAGAGTTATTCTTGGCGAAATCGTATCCGATACCAAAGATACTCTTAAGGTTAAGAACCCAGCAATAGTACATATTGGTCAGCAGCCACAGACCGGCCAATTACAAGTACAGACAATTCCTTTCTTCTTTAAAGAATTTATTGATCAAAAGTCTCAAAAAGAAGGCTCTGTATGGTCCTTTAATAAGGAGAACGTTGTTGTTGGTGAAGTAGATCTCGACGAAAGACTAGTTGAGCAATACGAGAAAATCTTTAGCAATAACCCACTTACCATCCCCACCGCTAACACAGGCGCAAAGTCTTCCGGTGTTAACAAGGCTGAAGTTATTAAGTTGTTTGACGACGAAGAATAATGTCATTATCTAAAGATATTAAGAATGTACTTGACACTATTGATAGTGTCAATCCACATGCAACCTATCTTTCAGAAGGTTCACTCTCGAAAGTAGACGGTTGGATTAATACTGGTTCCTACGTATTAAACGCAGTAATTTCAGGTAGTATTAATAAAGGTATACCTAGAAATAGAGTTACTTTGTTTGCCGGTGAAAGTATGACCGGTAAAACTTATATTGTAACAAAAATACTCGCTAATGCACAAAAAGAAGGATTAATCCCTGTTATCTTTGATACAGAAGGTGCCATTGATGGTGAATCCGCAGCAAAACTTGGACTTGATACAACAAAAGTTAAATATGTACCCTGTTTCACACTAGAAGAAACTAGAAATACAATCTATAATTTTCTTACTAAAGTAAAAGAGGCAGGTCAAGAAGGTAAATTTATTATTGCAATTGATTCTCTAGCAAATTTAGAAAATCAATTATCAATTGATAGGATGGGTAAAGAGAGTACATCAATGGATATGGGGACAAGAGCGCGCGCAGTTAAAAGTTTACTTAAAACATGTACAAATATGTCTAGACTTACTAAAACTACTTTCGTAATTACTAATCATACATATGATGATCCAAGCGCAATGTACGAAAGCATGATTAAAAATCAACCAGGTGGTAAAAGTGTTTGGTATTTGTCAGATGTTACAGTTCAACTTGCACGAAAGCCTGAAAAAGATGATGGTGGTAAAACAGTAGATAGTAAATTGACCGTTGGTCAGCGTAATTACCCTGGCGTTATTTTGCGGGCTTTAACAGTAAAAAATAGATTTATTAGACAGTATTTGCAAGGTGAAATGTATTTAAGTTTTGAATCTGGTTTAAATAAATTCTACGGGCTACTTGATCTTGCAGTAGGTTTTGGTATAGTTGTGCAAAACGGATCTACTTACGCACTTGCAGATGGTACAAAGCTAGGATATTACAAGACATGGAAAGATGATGAAGAACTTTGGAATACGAAAATTTTACCAGCTATAGAACAAAAGATTAATTCTGAATGGCAGTATGGTAATGTTGATGCTGTACCTGACGAATTACCTGATGTAGAGGAAACCACCATCTTGAAAAAAAAGACCAAGGGTGCACAATTAGCTGATGATACAAAATAAAGAACCAGCAGTTGTAGTTCCTATTAGTGGTGGGATGGATAGTACTGTTTTGTTACATAAAGCAAGCAGCCTTTTTAAGAAAATACATTGTATTTCTTTTAATTATAACCAAAAACATAATAAAGAGTTAAAATATGCGCAATACCAGGTAAATCTAATTCAACAAAAATTAGGTATAGATAATGTTTCATATGATATTATAGATTTGCCTTTTTTCTCTAAAATAGCAGATACATCATCACTCACTAACAGCAATATTTCAGTAGCAAAAGCAAAAGATGTTATGGGCGACCCCCAGACAGTGAATTATGTTCCTTTTAGAAATTTAATGTTGCTAAGCATTGCATTAGCTAGGGCTGAAGCAATGGAGGCAACAGATGTATGGCATGGTGCAGCACAAGCTGATAGTATTGCCGGTTATTGGGATGGTAGTAAAGAATTTATTGATGAAATTAATAAAGTAACCGCATTAAACCGTAGATGTAGAATAAATGTTAGTGCACCATTATTAAATTCATCTAAAACGGAGATAGTTTGTTTGGGTATAGTTTTAAAAGTAGATTTCTCTAACACGTGGACATGTTATGAAGGTGAACAAGAAGCCTGCGGTGAATGTACTGCGTGTAGTTTAAGATTACAAGGGTTTGTAAAATCTGGTTATATCGATCCGTTACCCTATAAGAAAGAAATAGACTGGAATTCTTACAACTGTATTCCATTATCATAGTATGTGTGGTATTTTTGGCGCTACTGATCGAGAGCGATTTAAAACTCTTTATAATCTAAATAGAGAAAGAGGTGATTTTGCTTTTGGCTGTCTATTCTTGACGAAAAATAAAGACGTACAATACTGTGAAGCTCAACCCGGTGTTGTTGAAGTAGACGATTTCTTTAATGATAATTACTATTACTTACTTGGGCATACACAAGCACCGACATCGTCAGAACGTGAATTTAATAGAACTACTTCGCATCCTTTTATTGATGGTGATTGGGTTGTAGCACACAATGGTGTATTATCAAATTATAATAAACTAAAAGACAAATATATTCCTGATCACAGCAATCCCGTTGACAGTAGCATTATTCCCGCTTTATTAAATCATATGGATGAAGATGATGAAATAAAAACTCTTAAAAATGTTTTAGAAGTATTAGAAGGTACATATAGTTTGTGGATTTATAATGCAATAAGTAAAAATATATATGTGATTAGATGCGGTAGCACTCTTTACGGTAATTTTATTCAATGCGAATTTTCTTCGTACCCCGATATAGGTCTTACAGAATTAGAGAATAATAGCGTTCATATAGTTACGCCTGAAGGATTAACATTTATTACTAATTTTAAAGGTAATAGCCCATTTTTTATTGTATGAGTATTTGTATTTTTAGCTGTACACCCGAAAAGGATGAAACTAAAACCGAGCTTTATAAAAGTTGCGTCGAATTTGATCATTTAGATGTTTTCTTTAAAAGAGAAAATAAAGACGGCCTTTCTTCAAGTTACAATAAATTTTTATATAGCAAAGATTCAGAGGATTATGATACAATCGTATTTGTACATGACGATGTCTATATCGACGATTTAAAATTAGAAACTAAATTAAAAACCGCATTTTCAGATGGATTTGACATAGTGGGTCTTGCTGGTTGCGTTAACCCGAAAATACAAAAACCTTGTTTATGGCATTTGATGGCTGGCGGTTTTGGTGGCGGTAATTTAAGAGGAGCCGTGGCACATTATACAGATGAAACAAAAACAACTAGATTTGTGACTAATTTTGGCCCCGGGCCAGCAAGAGTTGCTATTTTGGATGGTCTTTTTCTTGCTGTTAATGTGAAAAAAGTAAAAGAAGTAAATTGGAAATTTAATGAAAACTATT